AAGATTTGTACACATTGAGTTTTAATTTTCTTTTTTGTTTTAAAGTCGTAGACTTCTCCATCTTTAGCTTTTGTATTAACTAGGTTTTGTAAATGATCTATTAAATGAGTAACAGAGTCAACTGGAATTGTTAGATTCAAGACCTGTTGTCCTTCATTAAAACGATCATCTCCTATAGACCATTTGATTGGTAAAGGAAGTGCTGGATTGAATTGATTTTCAGCCATGATTATTTAAAGAAATTGGTTAATAAAGTTTTAAAAAATTGATTTGTAGAGATGTTGTTTTTAGTACAGTGATCTCTAATTTTAGCAGCAAGTTCATCATTAGTTCTGACACTTAAAACATTTCTGTTATAGTCTTTTCTACGCTGCTGCTTGCGGAGAAAAAGTTCTGCTAGAACTTCATCTCTCGCACGTTTTACAAGCTCTTCTTCTTTCATAAGCTGTCATCTATTTTAGAAATAGCTAAAGCAAGAAACTCACCCTGTTTGGCAGTAGTGATTGGGTTAATCTTTGATACTCCAAACTTCTTCTTGTAGGAATCAAGAAGCTTTTGAAACTCGTCAGGATGTTGTTCTTTAATCTTAAGTAATTTAGGATTAAGAACTTCTCTAGCTTCGTTAGTAATAGGAGGATCAGTTTTAGCCTTATCAGATACTGGTTGTAATTCTTGATTAGGTCTAGTTGGTGTTGAAGCAGTACCTTGTTTTGGAGGTGGTGCTTCTTCTTCAGATTCTTTAATTTCTAAACCCGCCCAAAGTTCAAAAGCATCACCAAATGAATAACAGCCACAGGCACAAAGACATCTTCGATGTGAATTTTGAATATCATTTGAAGTAATTTCTTCATATTTTACAGTTTTATTGCCATAGCCTGTAATGGCATAAGGATATAAAGGTAGTTTTATACCTGTTTCTATATTGTAAAAATAACCCATTAAATATCCTGTATTGTCAGGAGCTATCCAAACAATTTGGCCGTTTGGGTCAGGTTCTAAAGCAAAGAACCAATTAGGTGCGTTTTCTCTTATTCTTTGTGCTGTTTTAGCCCAAGAGCAATAAGGAAGTTTGCCTTTATAATAAAGATCGTCTTGTTTTATAAGACCTCCCAAATTAGGAATCTTTATCTCAGGCAACTTTTCATCTGTAGTGGTCATCAGAAAATAAGTTTACTTTCATCTGATATTATATAGTGTATATACTATTTTTATCAGCCCAATCACATACCTGAACAACTGTATTTGGTATGCCATGTAAATCTCCCACATCTCCAGGAATCCCTGCACTTAGATTTCGCTGGCACTCAAAGCCAGTAACTTCTGTCATCAATTCTGCTGCCTCTCTTTCTGCCTTATCTCCTTTTCTTTTCTGTGGATTCATAAAAAGCTTATACTTGAATCATTCTCATATTACAATTATATTATTAATTATATAAAACTTCATATATGTCAGAAAAACTTATACTTGAAAGCCAAGTCGAAAAATTAGTAGAACAAACTTATCGTGCTGATGATGAATTTTGTATAGATTTAGATGCTCTATTTGAAGATGAGACAGGTGAGATGATACCCATTTGGCAATGGGCTGGTTTTGCAAGGAAAGATGCTGCTAAACGAAGATTAAAAAATTTAGTTGAATCAGTAGATTTTTTGCTCCACAGTGAAGTGGAGCGAAATAGTGGAAGTGGAGGTCAAAATAAAATAAAAATCTTATTAACAAAAGATGGTTTTAAACAGTTATTAATGCTTGCTAATACTGAAAGAGGTAAACAGATAAGATTATATTTTATTGATGTGGAAAAAAGATACGGTAGAGAAATTAAACAAACAACTCCTATAGATCAAATCATATCTAAAGTTATTGGTGCATTTGACCAAATTAATCATAAATTAAGTCAAAGAGAAACAGATCAACTAATTACTAATCAAATTTTGCATGAATATGAAGAAAGACATAATAAATCAGAAGAAAGACATGACAAAACAGAAATTAAAGTTGATTTATTAGAAAAAAAATTTAAAAAATTTGAAACTAGAAAAGATCCTAAAAAAGCTGATAAGGATAGCTGTATGAAATTGATTCAAGGTTCTTACTATAATAATTCATGTCCTTGTTGTGGAGAAAAAACAGAAGTTTGGGAAATAGATCATTTTTATGACAGTAGTAAAAATCGTTTATGTGAAATTTGGCCTGTTTGTAAACCTTGTAATCAAAAATTAGGTACAGGTGGTGATTTAAAGAAAGGTAGTTTTAGGAAAGATAAAGAAATTAAATTTGAATTGTTTCAACAATTATTGAAAAATCAAAATGAACCAAATGAAGTTCAAATAAAATTATTTTAAATTATCCTTCCAGTTCTCTAATCCGTCTTTGAATATCATCAAATGCTACAACATACTCCTTGTCAGTAATTTCCTGTTGAAACCACTGCCATTCAAGTGTTGCAATTTCATTATTTAATTTAGTAATTAAATACTTTTTTCTACGATCAAGTTCTTTATAAAAGCATTTCATTTCATTATTTTCCATTTTTGTCTTATTTTAGATTTAAGTTGTTTAGTTCTCTGAATTTTTATACTTAAATAAGTATTGTCAAGTTCATCAATCAAGTGACTAAAATCTGCTTGGCTAGACATTTCTAATGCCCTTTGAAAGTTAACGATTGAAGCTTTAATTAACTCCAAGTCTCTACCTGAAACATCAAGTATGTATCTCATTAATTATTAAAATAATTCTTGTTCACTTTCAAACTTATCCCATGCTGCTTGCCATGCAACTTCACATCTTTCTACTGGCTGGTCAAGACCAAGTATTGCTACATCTGGATACGCCCAGATTGTATTACATACATCAGGAACTAAATTGTAATTAATTTTTAACATCTCAACATAACAACCAAGCTGTTTATCAGTTGAATATGGTTCTTTCCAATATTTCTCTAACTGAGGTATGAATAATGTATTATCTCTTTCACGTTTATAGAATCCACTATTGGTATTACCTTTAGTTTTTAAATCAATTAGCCTGATCTGCTTAGTCTCTTTATCATATCCAAGTAAATCAAGCTGACCGCCAACTGATTTGTCTGGTATAGACATCATAAGTTCAACAGCCATTGGTTCAAAATGTTTGAACAGTTCGTGATTTAATAGTGGACCAACGATATGCTCATAATCTCCAGCATCAATCTCGCCACTACCTAGCATTTTTTCCTGTAGGCACTCATGTACTTTTTCTCCTCTGGGCTGCCATATATATCTATAGGCTTCAATATTTTCTTTGGCTTGTTCTGTCAGTTCATTACAAACTCCAGTAGTTGAATAAGCAAGCCATTCATCAGTTTCAGTATTTAAATACTTATGAGTTTCTTCATCTCTGACGATAGGAAGTGGTTTTAAAAGTTGGAAGGTTTTCATTTTGATGTGTTTTTTGGAAGGTTTGTCCAAACTTCATAAGTCTGGATATGTGAAGGAATATTGGTGCTTGTGCCTTGATATCTTGGAATAGATATCTTGTAAGCACCGCCAAACTTAGTATTCCAAAGAGCATAAGTCTTATACATTTTTTGTATTTCTTTGTAACTCATTAGAAATCGTAAATTGGAAGGTCTTTGGGATCAGTAAGTTGTACTTTCTCCTCTTTTGGTTTTGGTTTGGGTTCTTTAACCCTAGCAAGATTTTGATATTTGACACCTTGATAACCTTGCGGAAAGGCAGGGTTGCCCTTGCAGTTGTTTACTACTTCTGTCCAACCTGGGGGTGGTTTATCTAAATCTTCAAGAGTAAACTTGCCTCTTTTGATAGCATCTTTCAAGGTTTTGATAACGGAAACGTCAAATAATTTTTCCATTATTGAAAACCTCCTTTGGCTGTAAATATTCTTGATGCTGGATGATTATTTTTTGGTTCTTCTGGTTTGTAACCCTTCTTAAGTGGGTAAATGTCTTTCCAGCCACCTGTAATTGCCTTCTCAAGAGCTTCTTTTCTATCTTGTGATGGAAATGACCTAAGTGTTTTAAAGATGCGTTCAGCAACGCTTGTAGTGCATGATCCACCTTTTTTCTTTCTTATAGGCCACCATTCAATTAAAAGATCAGAATATTGTTTTAAATCATCAGGTATTAAATCAGCAGTTAATGTAGGAAGATTAAATGGATCAGATGTTGTACCTGCCTGTTTAGCTTTGCGTTTCTTTTCAACATTCATTTTG